TGCCGATTATGAACGCAACTTAACTTTTGCAGTATTATTGGCAGGTTGAGCTTGACAAATGAAGAAAATGGCTGTATAATGCTATATATAAACTGTTAACAAGGAAAAACAAATGGCTATTAAAATTGATGGTATGAAGAAAAAAGCTAAAACAGTAACACGTGACCCAATCTTTGCAGATGAAAAGAGTGTTGGTTCGGAGCCAGTATGGGATCCAGTACGTGCGTTAGAGTTTACAGATGAAGAATTTGACCATCACATGCGTATTAGCTTACGTTATTACAATTATTTCTACACAACTAAAGAACTTAAGAAGTACTTAGTTGAATGGGCACGTCAGCAAGCTGATGTAGCACATAAATTTGATAAAGCTACCATTGATAAATTTGCTAAAGCATCTGATAGCTTACTACCACTTACACCTTGCGCATTAGCTAAAGCACATAAACAGGGCATGCCACTGCATGAAAAACACGTTGCATATCTAGTTAGTTCGATTAAGAAAGTAGTTGATAACTTTGTTGACGAAGTAGAAGTTGTTGATCCAACTGCACCAGTTGTAGTTAAAGTAACAATCCAAGATCGACTTAACGAAATACTTAAAACACACATCTTACACTTCGAAGAACTTGAAGATAAACTTATCGAAGGTGAAACAGTTGACCCAAAAGCATACGATTACTTAACAGGTAAAAACGTCCCACAAGGTATGTTAAGTAGAATTGCGGCAGTATTTGAAAAACGCCAAGACGAAATGAACGAAGCACGTGCTGGCAAAGATGAGCAACTGAATGAAGGTTACGCTCACTACAAAGCGGCAGACTACAAACGCTTTGATGCATTTTACACAAAACTGATTGCAGACTTAACAAGCTACGGTCAAGTTAAGAAAGCAACTAAGAAAGTAACAGTACGTAAGCCACCTGCTAAAGAGAAGTTAGTTGCTAAACTAAAATATCTTAAAGAAGAAAAGACTTTACGCTTAGTATCTGTTAATCCAGTTGACATAGTCGGGTCTCAAACTCTCTGGGTATATGATACAAAAACACGCAAATTATATGTATATATTGCCGAAGATCAAGGCGGCGCATTAGGAGTTAAAGGAACATCAATCATCGGGTATGATGAAAGTAAATCAACAGGCAAAACATTAAGAAAACCAGATATACAGCTCAAAGAATTTTTATCTGCGAATAAAGTAGCGTTGCGCACATTTATTAAAGATATCAAAGCAGTTGAAATTAAAGCAAATGGTAGAATAAACGCTAATCAGGTATTATTAAAGGTTGCTTAAATTTACAATAATCAAACCAAAGTCGTCCTGTAAGTGCTAAATATACGAAACAGGACGATTTCATATGGCAACGGCAACAGGCAATCTAACCGCTAATCTTAGTCTAACTACAGATAGTTTATACAATCCAGCTACAGGTACAGGCGCTGGACATATTGCATTTGATGCAACTCTGTTGATACCAGAAGCACAGCAACGTAATGACATTGTTGATTATATTCGTTTACGTTTGGGTGATCAGATTGTTGATGTTGAAGCAGACAAAGAACATTACGACATGGGCATTAAACAAGCCTTTGTACGTTATCGTCAACGCAGTTCAAACGCAGTAGAAGAAAGCTATGCGTTCTTAGACTTACACCCAGAAACACAAGAGTACATACTACCACGTGAGATTATGGATGTTAGACAAATATTTAGACGTGGTATCGGTAGCGTAACGGGTACAACCGCAAGTCAATTTGAACCATTTGCATCGGGTTACTTAAACACTTATATGCTAGTAGCTGGTCGGGTCGGTGGACTTGCTAACTACGAACTATTTGTAGATTATCAAAAGTTAGCAATGACTATGTTTGGTGGCTACATGAACTTTACGTTTAACAAAGCAACTAAGAAGCTAACAGTAATACGTAAGCAACCATGGCAAGGTACTAACTCTACTGCGGTAGAAAGTGTTGCGCTATGGGTATACAACGTTAAACCTGATGCTATGTTATTAAACGACCCACAAGTATTTCCGTGGATACAAGATTATGCTTATGCATTAGTAATGATGAGCATTGGTCAAGCACGTGAAAAGTTTGCTACGATCGCTGGCCCACAAGGTGGCGGCAGTTTAAACGGAGCGGCACTTAAATCAGAAGGGCAAGCACTATTAGATAAACTTGATGCAGAAATTTCAAGTTACGCCGATGGCGGTATGCCATTAACTTGGATTACTGGTTAAATCAATAATTGACACCTGTCTGAAATAAAAGTATAATATACTATATACGAAAGGAATAGTATGATCATATCAGTGACAGGCTTCATCGGTTCAGGTAAAGACACAATCGCAGATTACTTAGTAGCAGAACACGGCTTTAAGCGAGAGAGCTTTGCTGGCACACTTAAAGATGCAGTTGCAACAGTCTTTGGGTGGGATAGAGAACTACTCGAAGGGCGAAGCGCAGAAGGCAGAGCTTGGCGCGAAAAAGTAGATCCATGGTGGGCTAAACGCTTAAAGATGCCAAAACTAACTCCACGTTGGGTACTGCAAAACTGGGGTACAGAAGTGTGTCGACACGGATTCCATACTGATATATGGATAGCAAGCCTAGAAAACAAACTACGTAAAACAAACGAAGACATTGTAATCTCAGATTGCCGCTTTCCAAACGAACTTAAAATGATTAAGAATATGGGTGGTAAAACAGTGCGTGTTAAACGCGGCACCGAACCTGTATGGTATAATTCTGCTAAAGATGTTAATGCAGGCATGAAACGTATTGGCTGGGCATTAGGTAAAAGCGAGTTAGAAAAGTTAGGCATACATCCGAGTGAGTATGCGTGGATTGGTACTAAGTTTGATGTTACTGTTACTAATGATGGTACTATAGATGACTTATATGCTAACACTGAAGCGTTAATTATATCAGAAATCCGGAACGAGATCGCCTTGAGTCCAGCCTAGCCCTTCTTTAACAATAGCAATTTGACAATTAGCGCATACTGTTCGTAAATTAAGTAATGCATTATTTTTTAAGTTACCGTCGACATAGTATACACTAAGTTGTTCTTTATACTTTGCCTTAAAGCCACATTTCTCACAGTGTGGCTTTTTCTTATATCCAGCAAGTACCCAAGTTGGTTTTTGTGGAGTTAATTTTCTATTTTTTCTGATACACCCACTACAACGAGTCCGGTAATGAGTGACTCCATCTCGCTTATAATTGACAGCAGATAGATTTCTAGTACAACTTTGACATAGAGGACGGTGTTCCATACTGTATTTAGCATACCGCAGCACTAAAACCTTTGCCAAAGGCTCCTTAACAGACTATATTTTGCTAATACTGATAAATATTTTAAAGTATTATAATAAAAGGATACTATACTATGGCCGCATTACTATCACCAGGCGTATCAGTTAGCGTAATAGACGAAAGTCAATACACTCCGACTGCCGCTGGAACTATACCTTACATTCTTCTTGCAACAGCACAAGATAAATTAACTCCGAGCAGTACTACTGCACTTGGAACAACAGCTGCAAATGCTGATAAATTACTTACTATTACTAGCCAACGTGAATTAATTAGCACATTTGGTTATCCAGTATTCCAACAAGATGCACAAGGCAATCCAATCCATGCACATGAATTAAATGAATACGGTTTACTTGCAGCGTACAGCGCATTAGGCGTAGCTAATAGAGTTTATGTACAACGTGCCGATGTTGATTTGAATCAACTTATAGGTACAAGCATTCGCCCAACAGGAACACCATCAGATGGTATTTACTGGCTTGATCAAACATATACTAACTTAGGATTACACGAGTTTGTTAACGGTGCTAGTTTTACTAGACAAAGTACAGCATCGATTACTAGCACAGTGAACTTAGTTGGCGGAGTAGTTACTGGTGCGCCATTGTCATCATTTGGTGCAATTGGACAATATGCAGTTAACTCAACTAATCCGTCGAGTCCTGTATATTTCAAACGTTACGATAATGTTTGGACATTGGTTGGTAGTGATGAATGGATGCTTGCTCATCCTGCAATTGTTGGTAGCGAAGCGAATCCGTCTGTATCAGCTGGACAACAATTAACTATCAATTCGATAACAGTAACACTAGGCGGTTCGGGTCTTCTTATTGATGATGTTGCAACTCAAATTAATTCTGCCGCAATTCCTGGTGTAGTAGCAACAGTTAATGTTGCTGGACACATTGAATTACGTGTTAACGGATTAGCAAAAAGTAATGGTTCTACAGTAGACGGTAAACTTAAAATTGATGCAGGATCTCCTGATCTTGCTGCAATCCTGGGATTATGGGCAGGAGTAGAAATAACACGTACTCTATTAGCTCCAACAGTACAATTTAGTGATTATCGTAATGTTCCAGCATGGAGAGTAAGTGATGCACCGAATACACGCCCAAGTGGTAGTGTATGGATTAAAACAACAGCAACAGGCAATGGCGCATCATGGGCATTTAAACGCTACAGTTCTACAGCCGTCGGCTTTAGTCAAGTAGCTGCACCATTATATAATAATGATTTTACTGCAATCTATGGTTTAGATTCAACAGGTGGTGGTGCAGGTATTGCTGCAGGAACATTGTACGTTAAATATGACACAGCAGGAAATAATACAGCTACATTTACAGCATACGAAAAACAAGTTGCTGGTTTAGTAAAAATAACAGGTATATCAAATCCTCCTGCATTAACTGCACATAATACATTTAGCCTAGCGGTATCTATTCCGGGCTCTGATGCTAAAACTCCTGTTACAGTTGAATTGTCAGGTACAACAGCATCATCATTTGTAGCAGACATTTTATCTAAAAATATACCAAACATTGTAGCTACTGTTGAATCCAGTGGCGCCGTTAGCATTAGTCATTTAGCTGGTGGTGTAATTGAATTTACAGCATTAACTGGCAGTCCGTTAACTACATTAGGTCTAGTTGGCTCAAGCCAGGCAACTTGCCCAACAAATGTATACTATGTTTCGTCAACTAAATGGTTAGCTAGTCCGTGGGCTCCGTTAGTATTTACTTTCTCAGATACTGCACCTTATAGCAATCCAGCTGATGGCACATTGTGGTATTATAATAATCCACTTGATGTAGATATTATGATCAATGATGGTACTAACTGGAAAGGTTATAGAACTGTTAGCAATGATGCACGTGGTTACAATTTAGTAGCAACTGATGTTAATGGACCAATATTATCTGCTAGTCAACCAACTACACAAAGCAATGGAACAACTGCGGTAGTAGCAGGTGATTTGTGGATTGATACAAGTGATTTAGAAAATTATCCATTGATTCGTCGTTACACAGGTGCTACATGGGAATTATTAGATAATACAGATCAAGTTAGTACTGATGGTGTAGTATTTGCCGATGCACGATGGGCAAATACCGCAGTTGATCCAATAGTTGACTCATTACCGAGTATTGCAGATATGGCACTTGTTAGTTTCTTAGACTCAGATGCACCGGATTACAGACTATATGCACGTGGGACATTATTGTTTAACACACGTCGTAGTGGATACAATGTAAAACGATTTGAATCAAATTACTTAACTGACATAAACGGCGCTGGCCAAAATTTTACTCCTGCAGCATGGATAAGCCATAGCGGAATTAATTCTGGAACTGGTGTACCATACTTTGGACACAAAGCACAACGTAATACTGTAGTTGAGGCACTTAAATCTGCAATTGAAACTAGCGTAAACTTACGTGAAGAACAAGTTGAGTTTAACTTAATCGTTTGTCCTGGTTATCCAGAATTAATTCAAAACATGATTACTTTAAACAACGATCGCAAATCAACTGCATTTATTATCGGTGATAGTCCACTAACATTAAATTCAAGTTCAACTGCAATTACAACATGGGCAAGTAA